TTGTACGGAATCCGTAGTCATCGTACACGCTGATTTCAATAAAATGGTTTTCTTTAAATGTCCATTCAATCTTGTAGTATGTATTTTTCATTGCATAAAAAAACCCGCACAAGTTAGATGTGTGGAAGCCATCTAACCCATACGGGCAAATATCTTTTAAACTTAACCGTCTTCCACTCGGTTGTTGTTTACACTACAAATATAGTGCTTTTACTTAAAAGTAGCATCTTTAATATATTGGCTCAATTTCTTAAAATAATACTTGCCAATTTCATAGATTGCTAAAACCATTATTCCAAGAATAATCGCTATCGGTAAAAATATAACTGGTGTTTCCATACTTCAAATATAATTATTTTTTCTTTATTGCAAAATTAATTTCAAAAAGTCGTGAGCAATAGATAACTTTTCTGTGACCTCAAACTCAACATCGTGCTTCTCAATCTCGGCAACGTGCAATTGTTTTTGTTGTGGCATTCTTGGGTCGTAACTAACAAAGTAACCCTTTTCTAAATTCGTTGCCAACATACCTAACTGCATCTGCCAGTAGTATTCGGGATGGATTTCCTTAAGAGTACCTGCATCGTAGATATTAAAGTTCTTTAAATGTATACCCGAATTGAACGGACATTTGATTTCAAGTATAGCATCTGAACTTAAACCATCAGGACTATAACCACTGCTCTCCAAGTAGGGAATGAAAACATAGTTCTCTCCACCATAGTAAGTCCATTCGTTAAAGTCAACCTTACTGAATGTGTGGAAGGCATTAGGCTCTTGTTCCTTACCCCAATCAAGGGCTGCACCGAAAGCCATCTTACGCTCACCAGTGAGTATTTCAGCTGCCTTCTCATAGATGTATGTCTCGGCAGTTTTTGAAAGGGCAGAACCACTTCTTGAGTTGCTCATTAGTTTGTGAATTTCTGAAGCGGTGAATCGAGTGCCTCTCGCCTCTAACCACTTGTCTTCTGATTGTGTAAATGTAATTTCCATATTGTTTCTTTAAAGGTGCAAAAACATATAATTTGTACGTTATGTTGTACATTATATGCAAATGCACCTGATGTTATTTGTCAAGTTTTTTGCACAATTTACTTGACTTTTTTTCATATCTAAATCCTTTTGTCATTATTCATTTAACTGCTTTTAACAACTCTAACTCTTTAGCACCTACTGTGTATTTGCGAGTAATGTCTGCAATTGGGTTACCCTTCTGTAAATGGTCAAGTGCCTTCTCCCACATTGGATGCTTTTCGTTCAATACTTCCTTCACCATCTTCTGCGGCTCTTTTACCGCAGCTGCACTATTACCATCATCATCTTCTTGTGATAAGTTAAAGATACTTGCAAGGGCATAACGTCTTGCATAGGTGATAGCACTACCTTGTTGTTGTGGGTTGTTTAAATCCTTCATCCGAAGTACTTGTTCACTCTGCATCCACTCGCCTGATTCAGCGTGGTAAACAGTTGTAACCAATACGTCCTCATTTGGATGTTGAGTAACAAGCAAACCACACTCTTGAAGGATAGGGTTAATGGTATCAAGAATAGATGTTAGGTCTGCATAGTTAGATTTGAAGTGAGGATTTTTAGCGTTCTTTTTTACGCTACTAACCTTGCCTTGAAACTCAAACAAAGCTTTGGTTAAATTTGTGAATTTATCTGATGTTTTCATTTATATATTGTTTTAGTATTGTTTTCTGAATTGATAATAATCTGTTCTGGTCTTTCGCCATAGTAGTAGATAAGGTCATTGATAATGTCATACCTTGCGTCATCGTGTAAATAAGTAAATGATACTACCGATGTGTTGTCAACCTTGATAACTGCATCTTCATATTCCTCACCGAATAACTGGTATGCTTTACGTTCAACCGAATGCAAGTCAAACACCATAGTGCAGTAAGGGAACTCAACAATAAGTTCATCTACATCTACATAGATAAAAGCATCAACCTGCATCTTCTACTTCCTTTAATGCGTGACGTAAAACAACAAGAGCCTTCTCTGAAACGATGCCCTCGCCCTTTAAATACTTTCTAACGGTAGGTTGACTGATGCCAGTTGCCTCCGATACCTTTTTTACCAAGCCGTGCTTACGGTTCAGCTTGATTCTCTTAATGATGTTTTCTATTTCCATACCACAAATATAAAATAAATTTGCGATATAAAAACAAATGTTTCTTAAATAATGTAAAAAAATTATTTTTCAAGTGAGTCAATAACCCACTTTTCTATTCTCTGAACGAGTATATCAACGGACACTTCATTAAGTCCTGGTTGTACAAATGGTTGAGGTCGTGTACCTTTCTTTGCAATCTTACGAGCGATAACGTATGCAAGTGATTTTGTCGCAGATATTCGATTTTTAGCATTTTTAATCTTCTCTTGCATTGACCTTTTTTCTTGTATCCACTGGTAGATATTTTTAATCGGTGGCATCTTACCTGCTGACCTTCCGTTCTCAACGTACTGCCAGTAATCTTCCATCTCAACACTTAAATTAAATCCACCTTGCTTTGGCTTAACTATCGGTGAGATGCTTCCATCTAATGTGCTTGATGCGTTTGTTTTGTTTTTGCGTAAATTAATACGCATTTGTTGAGCAAGTTGGTTGCCGTAATTTTGAATTACTCTCAATAAACCATCATCCTCAATCGGATTGAAGTTTTTAAAGTCCTCACCTAACTGCTCAATTCTTTTATCCATTCAATACTTGTTCAGCGTAATCGTAAAAATCCTCAAGTCTATTCAACCATCCACGTCCAAAAGTAGCAAATGATTTTAGACCTTTTAAAAATTGAACTCTGTGTATATAGCAACCATCAAAAACGTATTGCTCTCCTTTAGTCTTTATAAGCCCATTTAAAGCACTCAAAGTCTTTTTCCCGATGATACCATCAACTGCTAATAAAAACCCTTCAGAACGCAAATAAGACTGCAACTGACGTGCTGCACCACCTACACCACTACCCCAAGCAAAGTCAGCCCAAAATTCTGCAATGATGTCTGACTCAATATCATCCCCTTTAATGCCATCCCAATAGATACGATAGATGCTTAACCAATCCTCATCGGTCATTTCATAGAATCTTTTAATTGATTCTTCTGAATTTCCGTGTACACTTCTCCACGCTGCCCAAGTGATTCCTTTGTTGGTATGGTAACCACTGCCATCAGGAACGCAATTCATAGCAGCTGAATCTAACTTGTGCTTTGATAAGCCACCTTCCCACTTTAGGATATAGTCTAAATTACAGTGATTTATGTTGCCCATTTTTTTCGATTTCTTTGATAAGTCTATTGATATACCATTGTGCTTTTCGGAGGTCTTCCACTCCGTTCTTGCGATTGTAACGAATAACGTACTTAAGAGCATTGCCCTGACAATAACCTTTAAATGCTTCATAACTCATACTTGCTTTAATTGAATCTATTGCCTCAACTTCTCCTTGATAATGAGGCGGATTGTTCACTATATCCATAGTTTTCTAAACTCTTCTAACGGCAAATCTATTAAAAAATTTTGGTTTCCTAACATATAAACGTGAGTCATATCGTAAAATTCAGAACATCCAACTACCTTGTCAAGGTCAAGATAGCCATCTACAACGACCTCAATTTCACTTTCGTTAGTTTCTAAACCTATTTGTTTGTAGATAGGGTCAACCTGGTTCTCAGTAAATACGAATGGAACAAATATCTTCATCGTGTTTTGTAAGTAAAAGCGTTAACGTTTAATGACTCGTTGCCATCTTTATATATTCTTTCGGGATGTAGTTCTAACCAACGTCCCCCTAATGGTTTTGGACTTGCCCCTCTCTCAACGTGCCATCCACCTTTGCCTTCGTTGTACTCTTCCTTGTACGTTGCCGTTCTTACCATTAATATATTTTTTAGGTGTACCTTATTGTTACTGCTCAACCTTTCAACTGTGTAGGTTAACTCGTGGTCTTCGTGAACGTGTCCCATCCATACCATATCTGCACCCTCTACCATTGTTGACATACGATTGAATTGAATTGTTCCCTTCGTAACTGGTCCACCACCACCACTGCCGTGAAAGTACTTGATTTTAAAAGTTGTTCTTCCTTGTCCGTTGTCCCTTTGAAAGCCGTATACTATCCATCCACCATAACCACCAACTTCTACTTGTGTACCATTGGTTGAATTAATCCCATAGACAAAGCGTTCAATAACGTCTGTCTCTTGTCTTTTTAAGATATTGGTTTCGTGGTTTCCATAACCCACAACTTTAATAAGGTGAGCATAAGGACTAAACCATTGTACTGCATCGTTTACAACGGCATCTAAATAGTTTGACTTGTTATGTTCAGGTCGTATATCTGCCTTGTTCTTTCTTGGGTCATAAGCACCCTGCATTAAGCAGAAGGTATCACCATTAAGCAATACGTCTGCTCCAATTTCTTTGGCTTGGTCAAGGTGACGTTTAAGCAAGTCACGGTCGCACTTGGGATTGTCCCAATGTATGTCGGATAGTAGTAGTACCTTTTTGGGTTGCCAGTTGTTTCTGAAGATGTGTACATTTGTTTTCATAGTATTAAAGCCAACACAAGCAAAGCACTTGCGAAAGCTGATATTGTTTGATATCTATATTTAGCCTCTTTTTCTTTATTAGTGGCTATTATTAGTTCTTGAATAATGCTATCTTGACGATGTATAGTTTTGCCATCATTATCCGCCAAAACTTTGTATAAAGATAGTTTTTGTCTGCACTCGTGCAACTCAATTAGTCTCTCGTTTATCTCCCTTATCATACTGTCGGAGTATTGACAAAAGACTTTCTGTGGTGCTAATGCTACTAATAGAATCAGCGTATACACTTTTAATGGAATCAATCTCTTTGTCAACTGCATATATCTCACGGATAATTATTAAACGAGTTGTATCAGGTTGGTATGTCACAATAGGACTCGAGGTATGGCGTGTCGATAGCAAAATCGATAACGTGACCAGAAATAACGTCCAACCTACTATCGTAAAAAGGTTCAGCTGTTCCGCTAACTTGGATTTCAAAGTCTGCATCTGTTCGTTTTAAAAGGGTTACAATGTCTATGATAATACCTGCCGTGTCACTTAATACCTCAATCGTGTTAGAACTACTCTCAAAGGTTCTATCCATTACCATCAAAGCGAATTGGTACGACACTAATCTTGTATCAGTATTAAAGGTAAAGCCATTAGGCACAAGCCAAACAATCGGATAGTATTTAACCTCGTCTACTGCAAAGTCAAAGTCAGCTCCTACTGCGAATTTGCCTACCATCTTGTGGCTTTCCGCTTTTGTTTGTATTGTTTGAATTATTTGATTTAGAGTCATACTGTTTTAGTTTGGCTTCGTTTTTGAGCCTCCATTTATTTTTCGTAGTCATCCGGGAAGTCATAGTTATAGAAACAATCATCGTCAGTACCGGGTAGATACATACCTCCAAAGAAAGCAGTATTCTTTGGGCGAATCACATCAAAGCCGGTACCAGGATTCAAGTATTTAGGATAGTCTGTGGGGTTCTCCTTTAAATAATCTCTTAAACGTTCTGCATAATACTCTGCTTTATCTCTGTACCTCTGCTCAATCATTGTCAACTCGTCAGTAGTTATAGGTGTAGCGTTCTCACTATTCCTACTCGCTACCGATTTATTCATAAACTTGAAAGTCAATGGAAGCATACTTTCTACAAGCGTATAGTACTTCAAACAAGGTGCAATATATGAATCTATCAAAGTTGTGTTTAAAGCCGTTAGAGTGCCGTTATATGCTTCTGATTGCAACTCATCATAGATACCACTTCCAATGATGTCACGAATATATATCTCTTGTGCTTCCTTGATAGCAGATTTCAACAACTTGTCATCCAAGTTCTCGTTTAAAGGTGTATTATCCTTTAGGTATGTGGTGCTTATTAAATAAACAAAGTTTGTCATAATTTTCTTCTAACTAAACGTGATGCCCAATAGTGTCTGCAATAAGGAACGTGAACGGCAGGGGAACTACCTTTAACTGTCATCCATCCTCCTCTCCTTCTCCAAACATCGTAACCTAAAATAGATGTCATTTGTTCTATATCTTCTCTTGTGTAAAGTCTGTTGAATCCAACTAACCGTCTGCAAAAATCTCTTGATGTGGGGATAACTTCAGAACCACTAATACCTGGTGCTTTGGTGTATTCATATCGAACAACGATTTCTGTTGTAACTCCACTATCTTTTAACTCTTTTGTACCTTGTTCTGTTGTGGTTAGGTCATCATTCAACAAGCCGTCAGAGATTAACTTGGCAACCTCTTCTGTTATTAATTGTGGGTCTGCTTTAATTCCGTTTATCAAGTCAGCAAGTTGCATACCAGTGTTAGCGTTCAACCATTGCAAAATGGCAATGCCTAATGTAGATGCAAACTCAAATTTAACCTCCTCAAACTTATCCTTATGCTCACCGAATTGCTCAAACACCTTTACATCTCTATCGTCATCCCAACCGAAAGGATTTTGTTTTGCCATCTCTTGCTTTGATGACATACCTAACTCAAGACGTGCCTCATCTACACTGATAATGCCCTTCTCAAATAGGTTCACATAATCTAATCCAATTGGTGGTCTGTTCTTTGTTTTTAACTTAACTGGTGCAATGTATTTAAATATTGAAGATAAAGCACTATCAAGTTGTGATTGACGTGGCTCAACATAAGAAGTTTGAAAAGACTCGTAAGATTCAATTAATTCTGAACGCCCACCTAATTGACCTTCTACTCTAATACCGAATAGCATCGGTGAAGTAACTCTATGACCACTGAATATCTCTTGTTGCACGGTGTCGTTCAGTTGCATAAAGAGTTTGTCAAAGTCAGAAGGTGCAAGGTTATTAATTACACTTGGTGTTTCATTCGGGTCGTTGAATTGGATTATAACCGAACCTGCGTTATCAGTGCCACTAAAGTTATCCTTGAAACGCTTAACTGTTTTTCTCGCCTCATCCGGTGAAGGTATCCCCTTGAATAACTGAACCAACGTTTGAGCAGAAAAGCCACTCTTGATAGAGTTCAAATGAAAGTTAGCAATCTCTGTGTCTATCTCGATATATTTCAAAGCACCTACATAAGAAGGTAATGGATACATCTCTTGACCTGCTCTGTACATCTTGAAATAGTACACTTGCTTGTTTTCACGAGTGGTAGGATTCCAAGCAGGATAACGATAATGCTCTGCTCTTCTATTACTCCAATCATCGCAATAAACGTAGTCACCCTCTAACCCTATTCGTACATTCTGAAAAGGTAGATGATAAATCTCTGCGATTGAAGTTTTCGCCTTGTTCCAAATAATCTCAAGTGCAAAGCCATCAAACAACTCCAAGTCTTGTGCTATCTTCTGTTTTAAACTCTCAAAGTCCTCATAAGCGTTTATGTTTGAAAGGTAGTCATTTGCTTTAGCAATGTCCTCTGTGTTTTGTCCGATTATCTCTGTTTTATCCCCTGCTATGTAAGATGCCTTTTGAGTTACTATTGCAGAGTGCTTTGGGCTTTTATTGAACAACTCAATTATCCCCATTGGGTAAAGGTTGTCCTCTCCAAAGGTCACAAATCCTTTTGACTTGTTTTCTTTGAATATCGGAAGTTTGCTCTCCGCTAAATTTATTCTTATAAAATTATTTTCCATTCGGCTTAAATTTTTCAGCTGCACTAAATCCAAGTGCTAATATACTCACCCACTCAACGGCTTCAACCAACTTGTCAGAGTTGTAATAAAGCATTGCACCAATGAGAGCCATTGCACCTACTATCCCCACCACTCGCTTGGAGGATATTTCACCTTGCACTCCTTTGAACATCTCTGTCAGTTTCTTCATAGGGAAAGTATTTGTCAATTAGTGAATCATTCACTTTATATATATATAGCAATTCTTGTAAAGTGGAATCAATGACTTTTTGAGAGTGTGCCATTTCTTCAGAGTAATCAATGTGTTTTTCAGGTTTGGTTGCCTCTTTTAAACCAAAAGCAACAGTGACAAGTGCAAATAATTTAACTGCTATTTTCATTTGATGTAACCTAATTCTCTATAAATACGAATTTCACTTGATAGAGCAGAGCAGATTGAATCTTGTGTCTTTAACATTTTTGACATCTGTTGTAGTTGTTGTTCACATCTCTTTAAGCGTTGCTCACACCTGGTATTAATGTCCCTTGCTTGTGTTTCTGAACGCCAATATAAAGCACACACCACAAATAGCAATAGGTATGATATTGCTTTTGAAGGGTCACTCTGCCACTCTTTAAAGGTTAATGGAATTTTCATCGTGTGGTGTAATTGTTATATCATTAGGCTCACCTAAAACTGCTTCCAAACCTTCAACGTGGCGAATGTACCAAAAGCCATCAAGTTCAGAGTAGTTGTAGTTCACCCAATAAATGGTAGTATCTCTTGGCTTAACTGGTAATCCTTTATAATCTGCTGCTTGTTGTCTTGCAGTAATTGCTTCTTGTTCGGTGTCGTATTTATATCCTATCATGGGTATATTGAATAAAAGTCGTTTATGTTTGTTTCAATTCCGCTTCGGTTGGTAGATTGTTCGGAAGCGTAAAAAATAATCTCTTGCATATTGCCATTAAAATTATTACTTCCACTCCTTGAGCCTATGTGTCCATTTGTAGGACTTTTAAGTGTCCCGACATCATTAGACCCTGATGCATTCGCATCACTACTATTCAAATAGACATCTACTTGATTCCCTGAAGTCAATGAATTATCAAAATTCACAAAAATCAAGTTTTGCCGAGCAGCATAACTTGTAGAAGTTGAATAGTTTCCGTTTGCAGATAATCCAGATAGCCCTATAAATATTTTAGAGTCATCTTGATAACGGAACAATATATTAAACAGAGAGAAACTATCAAAACCGCTATAAACATTAGAAAAAATGTTATTTGCAATGGGCGAGGATACATTTATAATAGAGGCATTGTCCAGTCCATTCAAGAAACTTACACTATCGAATTTGTCATCACTACCATCAAATTGAATCGCTGCTTTACCATTCTCCTCAATCACCCCACTTACACTATCATATATTTTAGGTTGATTACTTGCCGTTGTTTGTGTTGCATCATTACCGTTACCACTTTGGTCGTACCACGTTGTAACAAAGCCATTTGTTCCACTACAAAAAGTATCAAGCGTTGTAACGTCCAATTCGTTGTTAACGAAACCTATATCTTGTGTGGCATTATCAGAATCCCTTCTTACCTCTATTGCACTACCTTCATAAGTACTACTTAACCTTCTTAATGAATAGGCAGCATCAGCACCACTATAAGTATCCAATAACCCAGTAAATGATGTCCACACCTCCGTACTACCGATATATATCTTATTGACATCAGTAGAGCCTATTTTAACTGCACTAATATCGTTTGAACCTAACTTCATATAATGAAATAGATAGTTGTCGCACTTGGTGTTAATGCGTCATATTCGGCTTGAGTTACTGCTGCAAGTGAGTTGATATCGTAAGTAGTGCCATCGTACTTGGCAAGTTTAGCGTCAACACCTATTGAAGTTGCTAAATTGGTTGCAGTTATTTTCTTGGTTAAGTCCTCTGATATATCAACAATCGGTAATACATCTCCTGATGCTGCCGTTGTTAATTCAGTTAATTGAGTTATTTTTTTAGTTGCCATATATTTTTTGATTAATAGTTGGTGTGTAATATCGGTTAGTTAATAAATCTTTATACCCAATGTTATCGGTTGCCGTTTCATCAAATTCGAAAACAATTAACGTATCACCTGATTGAGTTAATAAGGTATCTCCACTTTGAGTTATAAGGTCTTTATCAATATACTCCCCTTGAGTTATTAGATTCTCTCCGTCTTGAGTTAATAAATCACCCTCCTCAAATAATGTGCGTATGTATATCTTGTTGCTCACGATGGTGTATATTCAACGTCATTAACCACAACTGCATTACACTTCAAAATACCTTGCTCAACTAACTCATCTGCTAAACTTGGGTCAAGGTTGCTATCACTTGTTTGGGCGTATACCTTATACTCGTACTCACCAGTGTACAAATCAGCGTCAGTACCCTCTATAAATTGGAACTTGTTGTACCTTTCCGTGTACGCTGACACATCGGTTAAAATAAAGTTGTATTCGGTATTAGTTGTCCTATTGGTTAAGCTGAACAAAAAGGTTGGGTTGTCAATCGTAACCTTCTCCGTTAGTGTCAGATACCAATACTTTGTTTCGTCCTTTGTGATAGTGAGCATTTACTTATAAATAGCAATTATAAAAAATTGGCAAAAAGAAAGGGGACTCGAAAGCCCCCTCTTGGAAAGAAATATGAAAACAAATCAGATGCCTAATGAAGTAACTACCGCACTTTGCACTAAATAAGGTGCTTCTTGCTCAATAGCAGATAGAGTAATATTGTACCCTACCAAGTCACCTAATGCAGTACCAGTTTCAGCAGTCATTGAAGTAACGTCACATCCGTGTTCGTAACCGCATAACCAATAATTATCGGTGTTATCTCTAACGATACAGAACACTCTGTTTTGTGCCAATAACTTCAACTCATTTCTTTTAGAAGTAGACAACTTGCGTAATCTTAAAACGATGTCCGCTTGGTTGAAAACTGTTCCGTTTTCGGTAGAAACGTTTGTAGTAACTGTCATGCTACCAGTCTGCTTTGGTAACTCATAGGTGTATGTAGAACCTGAAGTTATTGTTCCAGTAGCAGCGATAGCAGTTACTTCTCCTGATGCAACTGTAAAGCCGTCAGCAACCCAATCAATTAAATGAATGGATTTAACGCCTCCAGTTGAATCTTTACAGTCTAAAGTAAAACCCTGTGTTAAATTACAAGCCATAATCTTATGCTTTTAAAGGGTTAGACTTACGCAAGGATAAACTCAACGATTTGGTCAGGGAATGCTACTTGAACACCATACTTGCAAGTAACTCTGAAGCGAACCTCGTCGTTATCTTGAGAATACCAGAATCTGTACTCTTCCTCTTCGTTTGCAAGGTCAGTGCCTACAAAGAAGTTAGAGATACGTCCTAAGTACATTTTGTCAGTTCCGTTAAGACCACCAACACCTACCATCTTAACGTTAGTTGCAGGAATCATAATCTCCATTCCTTCGCTATCAGCAGCGTAGTGGAAAAGATTAGATGCTCTTAAAGCAGTAGTGTACTTCTTGAAAGTGTCTATTCCAACGAACAATACTAAATCGTCAGCGTCTGCAATGTCAGCAGGAGTTGCTGCATACATATCGTCAACTAATGCCTCAATATTTGAAGTAGTGATAGCAGTTGCACTTGTAGTGTTTCCGTCAACCGCAGTTGCATCACCTATGATTTTAACGAAACCGTCAAACTTGTTAGTGTTAGGGTTAGTGTTACTTGTTGCAGTATCACCCTGCCACATTGCTACTTCTAATAACTTCGCAATCTTGCTTGACTTCTCGTTTCCGATTTGCTCTTCAAATGGAACTGCTTCAGGAGAACCTGCTGCAATTTGAGTCTGCATCCACTTCGCCTCTAAAGTTTTAGGACATAAAGTCTCTTCAACCTTAATCTTTCCTACTGTGATTGTACGTTGTGAGAATGTAGTGTTACCACTCGCAGTGTATCCACAACCATCAGCCTGAAAGTAAACGTCAGAATCAAGGATGTTAAGTGCCTCTGCACTCTTAACTCCTACTTGAACTTGTCCAGCTGCTTGTAATAAAGCAGCAGTCTTGCCACCGAAAAGTGACTTAACAACCAACTCGGTTGATTGCTCATTTGTGTAATTGGTTAAACCAGTAACGTTAAATGCCATAATTTATTTTTTTAAAGTTTTTGCTATGTTTAAAATGTTTGCGAAACGCTCCTCTTTCTTTGACAACTTTTGAGGTGCTTTAGTTGGTTCTTCACTTGGAAGGTCTGCCACTTTTTCTACCAAGTCAACAGTCTTACTGAAAGCCTCTTTCATAGTTGAGAACGCTGCCTCATTGTGGTTCAACTTCTCTTCTAAAACGTGCAATCTTTCAACTGCCTCTTCAAAGCGAGACACCAAAGAGTTGAAAGACTCAAGTGTTGCAAATTCAACTTCGCTCATCTCCTCTTCAACTACCTCATCTTTAGAATCTTCAGAAGGCTCTATAATTTCAGTTACAGTACCACCTTCAGTTGTTACCAACATACCACCCTCAACTTCGTGAGTTGCATCAGGAGCAGGAATTAATCCTTCGCCAGTTTGTACAAAAATAGGAGTGCCAACGGCTAACTCTCCGTCCCAAGTTATGATAGTGCCATCAACAAGGGTTGCTTCTTCCATCTTTACCTCTTCTTCTTCTCCGAATAAAAGGTGACGGATTTCTTGAATTACTTCTTTACTATTCATTTTATTTATAATTAGTGTTGCTTAATTTTTGGCTCAATTTTTACCATCCCACTTCTTGACAATATCCTTCATCTTCCTCATTATAGCATCCATTATCTTATCCTCTTTGTTGCGTTCAAAGTCAAAATAACCCTCAACAGAGAAGCCCTTAAACTCACCATCCTTTACTCTCTGCCAAATAGCATCGTCGTTAACTATGTATGATAGAAACCAACTTCCATCGGCAACCTCTTCATATCCTTTTGGTGGGTTAATGCCACGCTCTCTATCGATAATATAACTCTCAAACAAGGATAGTCCTTTAGTCTCAACCTCGTGGTGGATATTCACAGAATCGTATCTATCTGACTTTGCCCACTTTTTAGCAATTTGAAAGATTGTCTCACGGTCAAACACAACGTAGTACTCACCTCTCACATCGTCATAACGATAGATTTTTTTATCAGCTAACATTGCAGCACCAGTGATTATCCTTTTCTCCTCATCTTGGATAGCGAAATTATGACTCATTGATTGTTTAGTTGAATGAACCTGGTCTGCTGAACAAGGCATCCACTTGTCACCCATTTGATGAGAACCACTGCAACCAATTTTATCAGCGTATGCTTCTGCCTCTTCTTTAGTATCAAATAGTGGTAAGTCTTCCGTCACATAATTAGGTAACTCGGCAACATCTACATCGTATTTGTTACGCTTACGCTTTGCCTTCCTTAACTCTAACTCCTCAAGTTTACGTTCAGACCAACGAAGCATTTCTTCACCACCCCATAAAAGGTAAGAAATAGTGCCACACGCTTTGGTGTCTTTCGGGTTGTAGTATTCTTTTGCTCTGCTTAAATAAGAGTAAACTCGTTTGATTGTCTCTAATGAGATAGGCTCACCGTTTGCAAGTTGTCTTGCTCTATTCTTACCTACTAAAGTAGCACAATCGTTGTTGACTGCTTCGTTTAGTTTGATGCCTCTTTGAGCATTTTGTGATGCTGCTTTTGGATAGTCGTTGTAAGACTCGAATTTCTCACCTTCCCAATATTTATAACAGATTGCTAAAGCCTGGTCATCGGAGTAACCCTCACCTTTAACAACTTGCATACATCTGCTTATAAACTCACCTTCGTCTTCACCTCCATTAGGCTTAACGAATTGCTCATTGAAGTATTGAAAATCCCTCTCTATGGCAGGGTTAGTAACAAGGGAAACAAACTCAACTCCAGTTTCATCTTCCTCGTTTATGATTAATTTGTAAACGGGTAACTCCATTTTCTTATATATAGTGTTTTTAAAATATTGGCTTTATTCTACTAAACTAACCTTCTGTGTGGTTGCTACTTTCTTTTGCGTTGTGGTTATGTCTGACTCTGTGACATACACTCTCCTTTCAGAGAATAGTTGGTTGTCAGCGTTCAATGTCGATTGCAATCTTGGTGCGTTTAATTGTGGCACACCTGGTCTTGCTACTGATGGTGCAGAACCTCCTCCTGCTGTTGGTGCAGGTGCTTTTAAGATTGAATATGCCCTCTTTGCGTTGCTCAAAATAGTAGTTGCAAGTGCAATGTATTTTGCTATTCCTGCAAGACCACCAGTTGCCACGTTGTCAGGAGTTGGGCTATTAGCGTTTGCTAAAGCACCACTCAACGCTCTTGCCGTATCTGCTCCTATTTGTGCAAGTGCTATTGCTTTACCTACTGCCGATTGCTCACCTGCTAACCCAACGATAGCATCTGCTAAAGTTTGTGCCTCATTGAAGATTGCTTCTTTTGCGTCTTGAATGGCTTGTTGACGCTCAATCTCTTCTTGTGCAAGTTGTTCTGCATATTCAGCACGAGCCAACTCTTGTTCTAACCACGCTTCAAATTCCTCATCTTCACGTTTTTTTCTTTCCTCTGCTTGTCTCTTTCTAAACTCATCAAGTTCAATTTCAAGTGCAATAAACCTTTCATACTCTTCGTCATCTTTTGCCTTTTGTTCGTCTGCTGCTTTTTGCTCTGCTTCTTGACGCTTCTTAATACCATCCTCTTTGATTTTAGTTACGCTCATCTCATAACCTGCAACGCTATTCTTTAACTTTGTGATGTTATCTTCGGTTTCCTTTATGGTAGCGTCTGCCTCTTTTGCCGTCTCTTCAGGGTCAAAAATAAACGATGCTAAACTCTTACTAAAAGTACCTTCTAAATTAGTTGCTTCATCAATAGCACCTACCTTTTGAAGTCCTGCCGTTAATGCGTCAACTGCACTTAATAAAATAGTAACTGGTGCAGTTAAAAATCTCAATATACCTTGAGTGATTTCTTGGTTTCTTTTGGCAGCGTCAACTTGTGCTTGTTTTAATTCCTTTTGTGTTTGAAGTTGTGCCTCAAGTGCGACAATAGCATTTTTTGCAGCTGCTATTTTTAGGTTAAGAATCTCTTGTTCAGTCTTACCTTGTTGCCTTAATATATTCTCTTGTGATGAGATGTCATCAAGTTGTTCTTGAGCAAGTGCTGCACTCGCCTCTTGGTCTGCTAATAGTTTCTTTTGCTCTTCCGATACACCACTAACTGCTGCTTTGATTTCATCCCAATACGCAACTATACTTCCAAGTGCAACTACAAGCAAACCTATTCCACTCGCTGCTAATGCTGCCTTCGTTGCTTTTCCGAATCCTTGAACGGCTTTAGTTAATGGTCCAGTGAAAGCCCTTGTAACATTCTTGATTGCAGGTAAGAACTCATTGAAATCTTTAAGCCCTTGAGATAAAGCCATTGCACCTTGCACCTTGATGAGAATCTTTTCTAACTCCTCACTTTCTCCACCAAATATTGCTGCTGCTCCTGCGGCAACCTCAAAACCTGCAACTACTCCTTGAGTGGCTCTAAAGAATTGGTCAGTTCCACCCCTTGCAGCGTCAATAGCAAAGTCAAGTTGTTCCATCTCTTGCTTATAACGACCTGCTACTTTGATAGCCTCTTGAGTTCGCTTATCGTTTATACCAAATTGCTGTGCGAGACGTTCTGCCTCAAGTTGGGTTTTGCTTACTGCATCACCTAAATCTTCATAGGCACTTGCTGCCTGGTTAACGGTAGCCGTTCCGTCAACGTTTATATCAATGTTTACTGCTGAATTTATAGCCATTAGTGTCCGTGTGTTATTATCCAATATTGAGTGCCATCAGATACAACTTGGTCGTATCCGTTTTTAGCGTTGCTTGAATGTGTCGTTGAGTCATCTATTAGTATAGAACCATCCCCTGCCGTTATCGTTACTTGGTTAGTTGCATCTATCTTTTTAATGACATACATCTTACCACTATTGTTTGTTGGGTCAGGTAGGTTAACCGTGATATTGCCTCCACTTGTGTTACAAAGAACTAACCAATCGTCATAAGTTGGGGTATAAGGTGAATCGCTATCGGTTATAGTTACTACCTTACCACTTCCGAGCCAACTTCCCATAATGGGATAATTCTCTACATACACCCTATCTGATTCGGGAATAGCAAAGTCTGTACACCTTAATGCAGTGACGTTGTTGAAGTCTCGTGGAGTTGCTACATTAGTTCCCCCTAAAATGGTGTTGTAAGTGCCTTGTACGTTGTTGCCATCGCCAGTGCTTATGTTGTCATCGTCTCCTTGATTATCCCCTATGTTAACACCTCCACTTGATGTGCCAAGAAAACCACCACGTCCTTCTGTTGGGAAGTAGTCACCTTGAACGCCACTGCCATCGTATGCACCTACACCAACTGCACCAGTGTTTCTTTCGAATGGTGGGTAATAAGTAGCCAATAAAAACTCACATTCAAACACGCCATCTTCTAAAGGTGTGTAATCGGTTACTTTGTTGAGTCTCCAATATTGCTTTTCAAAGAAGTAGAGATTGTTGAACTTGAGATTTACCCAATCGTTAGGAGTTATTCTGAAATATCCCTTGAATATCTTTGAGTTTCTATCAGCTATTTCTGTAATGGTTTTAAAGTAATACTCATTGACCAAGTTCTGATTGCTATACTCAAAGCCTATATCTGTGTATAGTCTTCGTGGCATACCAAAGTTTAAATCAAACTGCATATCTGAAGGGTCATCAATATGAAGTGTTAAGGGATACTTGGTTGTATTTGCCGTGCTTGGATTTTGGTCAAAAGTATAGTAAGCAGATGTAGTTACTGCACCACCGTAGTATAGCACTCTGAAGTTTGCGTCATCTTTTGGAATCCAAGAATAGTATCTTGTCGTTCCAACTGCTTCTACTAATGGAGTAGGTGAGAATGTCACCTCTATTTTCTTTTCACTCTTGACAAAGTCGTTATCAATACGAACTATATTTTGTCCATAAACCTGGTCATACTGCTCTTTATACTCTTTGTTCTTGATGTCATCGGTATCCTTATAACTGAATACATAAGGGTTGCTTTGTAAGTCACCCATTGGGATTACTTGAGTAGGTTGAGAGTAGTCAAGTTTATCTGACCAATCTATATTCTCCCCATCGTAAAACTCGTCTCGTGGAACAATTCTCAACTCCTTGCTTTCGGTGTCTTCTATGTACAGATTGAACATTTTAACAAAGTTGAGGAGTAAGTCCTTCTGTGTGTACTCACCTGAAAAGAATTGAGCAAAGTCAACTGTATTATCGTAACCTAATAAGTTAGATGCAGTAGCATTATAAAGAGTTGTATCACCTATTGATACTGATTGACTATTTGGTGTATAAG